GTATAAATAATTTACAATGAAATCATTTACACAGTTACGAGAACGAAAAAAGATGCCTTCCGGAAAACCTGTGTTTTCCAAGCGCGTTAACAAACATTCGGTATCTGTGTTTAAAGATAATAAAGGATTCGCTGTTTTTGTTGACGGCGATAAGTTAGATGTTTACAAATCGCAGAGGGACGCAGAGAAATCTGCTGTTGCCTTTGCAAAGGAATTCTAATGAAACTTATTGCAGAATACGTTGAACAAGACATACAATGTATTGTCGAAAAGAAAGAAAATGGCGACAAGTCATACGCTATTGAAGGCGTATTTGCTCAAGCAGAGCAAAAGAACAGAAACGGTCGTATTTACCCACGCGCTATTATGGAAAAAGCAGTGGACAAATACGTTACCGAACAGGTGCAACAGAAGCGTGCCGTGGGTGAACTGAATCATCCTGAAGGTCCAACTGTTAACCTTGATAAAGTTTCACACCTCATCACTGCTCTTGAATGGAAGGGTAATGATGTGGTAGGAAAGGCACAAATTCTCGACACTCCTAACGGTAAGATTGTTAAAGGTCTTTTAGATGGTGGTGTTCGACTAGGTGTGTCAACTCGTGGTATGGGTAGTCTTGAGAATAAGGGCGGCACGATGTACGTGAAGGATGATTTCATTCTTAACACGGTCGATATCGTACAAGATCCATCAGCACCAGCAGCATTCGTTAATGGGATAATGGAAGGTGTTGAGTGGGTTTGGAATAATGGCGTCATAGAACCTCAAGTAATTGAAGAAATGGAGACTGAAATTAAAAATGCTCCGCGCACTGATCTCTATGAGACACAGGTTCGTGAGTTTAAAAATTTCCTCTCGTTACTTAAATCCAAATAAGGAGTAAACATATGTCTGAAGATATGAATGTTGAGCTTCCTGATGAGGACATCGAACTCGAGGAAGGTGCTCACGATCCTAAGAATGCAGAAGCACAGTCTGTTGCTTCCGTAGCGAAGACTGATGACAGCATCAAGAAAGCTCCTGCGCGAAAGGGCGATAAGCCAAACGCAAAGGATGAACCATCAAAGCCGAAGACTAAAGCAGGCATGATCAATGCTATGTACAGCAAAATGTCTAAAGCAAAGAAAGAAGAACTTTCTGCGTTGTATGACAAAATGATCGAAGAAGGTTTCGACGAAGAAGTTGAAGAGGTAGAATTACCTGATATTTCATACGACTTCAGCGATGACCTCGACGCGCTTGTTGAATCAGAAGCAACACTTTCTGATGAGTTCAAAGCAAAAACTGCTGTGATCTTCGAAACTGCGATCAATTCTAAGATCGCTGAAGAAGTATCTCGCTTGGAAGACGAATATCAAGAAAAACTCGAATCAGAAGTTGAAGCGACTCGCGACGACCTGGTAGAGAAAGTTGATAACTACCTCAACTACGTAGTTGAGCAATGGATGGAAGAGAACAAACTCGCTGTGGAGACTGGTCTTCGCACTGAGATCGCTGAAGGTTTCATGAACTCGTTGAAAGACCTGTTCGTTGAATCTTATATCGATGTTCCTGAGTCCAAGGTTGACCTAGTTGATGAACTTGCTGAACACGTTGAAGAGTTGGAACAAAAACTCAACGAACAAACTGGTTCAGTAATTGAAATGACTGAGAAGTTGGAAGAATTCCAACGAGAAGCAATCATCCGTGAATCTTCACGCGATCTTGCTGATACTCAGGTAGAAAAACTACGTTCTTTGGTTTCTTCACTTGATTTTGAAGACGAAGAATCTTTCTCTGACAAAGTTACGACTGTTAAAGAGTCATACTTTAAGAAAGAAGTTTCTTCAGAAGTTGAAGAAATCGTAGAAGATTTTGACGCTGATCAAACTACTGAAGTTTCTTCAGTAATGGATCAGTACCTCAAAGCAATCAAAAAAGTAAAATAAGGAGTAATCGATGCAATCTTATGATAAGCTAATCGAAAAGTGGGCTCCTGTACTTAACGAAGAGTCCGCTGGTGAGATCCGTGATTCTCACCGTAAAGCAGTAACTGCTGCTGTCCTCGAAAACCAAGAAATTGCTTTTCGTGAAGAATCTGCTCAGTCACTGTACGAGCAAGAAAATACTGGTAACGTAACGGCGTCAGGCGCTGCTAACTGGAACCCAATCCTCATCGCTCTCGTTCGTCGCGCTATGCCGAACTTGATGGCATATGACGTTTGTGGTGTTCAGCCTATGTCTGGTCCTACTGGTCTCATCTTCGCGATGAAGTCACGTTATCGTACTACGAAAGCTGGTGTTGTTGACGGCGAAGAAGCATTGTTCCAAGAAGCAGCGGCACGCTATTCAGGCGATTCCACTACTGCTTCTCAGGGCGAGCCTTCTGGTCTTGCTGGTGTTACTGACACCAACCCTGGTGACAACTCTGACGGTATCATCGACTCTGGTGCAGATTATGTACCTGGCGGCATTGGTACTGACGAGGTTGGTAGCGCATTACAACCTGGTGCTTACACTACTGCTGAAGCAGAAGCACTCGGAACTGGCACTGGCGCTAACCAAGCGTTTGCTGAAATGGGTTTCACCATTGAGAAAGCAACTGTAACTGCTCGCAGCCGTGCGTTGAAAGCAGAATACACGCTTGAATTAGCACAAGACTTGAAAGCAATTCATGGTCTTGACGCTGAAACTGAATTGGCAAACATTTTGTCAACCGAAATTCTTGCTGAAATCAACCGCGAAGTTATCCGTACTATCAACGCTCAGGCGAAGATTGGTGCTGCTACTTCAAACGTAACGACTAAGGGTATCTTTGACTTGTCAACTGATGCTGATGGTCGTTGGTCAGTTGAAAAGTTCAAGGGTCTCGTGGTTCAACTCGAGCGTGAAATGAATCAAATCGCTAAAGATACTCGTCGCGGTAAGGGTAACATCGTAATCTGTTCATCAGACGTTGCTACTGCTTTGACTGCTGCTGGTATGCTTGACTACGCTCCTGCTCTGAACACGACGTTGAACGTTGATGACACAGGAAACACTTTCGCAGGTGTATTGAACGGTCGTACTCGCGTGTACATCGATCCATATGCTACTAGCGATTATGTAACTGCTGGTTACAAGGGTTCTAACCCATATGACGCTGGTCTCTTCTATTGCCCATACGTTCCTCTCCAGATGGTACGTGCGGTTGGCGAAGATGACTTCCAGCCTCGCATCGGGTTCAAGACGCGTTATGGCATGGCCACTAACCCATTCGTAGGATCTACTCCTGCTAACGGTATGGCTTCACCTCTCCGTCAGAACCAATACTACAGAATCTTCCGCGTGGATAACATCCTCGACTAATAAGAAGAATAATAATGTAGTCGAATTAG